CTATTATGGAAATGGAAATAAAAGTATTGCTCAATCCAAAATCAAAGAAATAAATGATAAATTTGAATTATTTAAAGATAAGAATAATAAATCTCAGGGAAGGAGCAAAATTCAAAAAAATTTAAACATGTTGATACAGTTAGCAGAAGATTATTTAAAATCTATACATGTTATGAATGCTACATCAATTATAGGAACTATTGATTTTGCAGATGAAATTTCTAAATATAATTTAAAATATAATAAATGCTCAGTGTCTCAATTTAACTTTGATTATAAATTAGATTCAGATCAAGAAAAAAGATTTTTATATTCAAGTGAATATGATTATTTACAAAATTTTAGAAATTATGATAAAGATAAATTTGGTGTTCATTTATATATTCCTAATCATGAATTTATTCATAACTATTTATGGCCTTCTTATATTTTACCTAGTATTTTAAAATTAGAAGAAAATAAAGATGTATATACTAGTTTACTTTTAAATAAAATGTCTGGATTAACACATGAAAATAAAATGTTAGGATTTATAAACAAAAAAGGCCAACAAAATGTAAAATTTTTCAAAAAATTAAACGGAGAGGAAATAAAATTTAGTAAATTTGAAGTTACATTTAATACACAAAAAACACAAATAGAAATAAAATTTGAATACATAAATAAAAGCAATGAAACTGCTGAAGAAACTTTACAAATAGATCTTACTGAAAATATAGAAGAACTATTATCTTCAAAACCTGGGATTATAATGCAACTACAAAAAGCATTAAAAATAGAAGATGAAAAAATTTTAAAACAAAAAATAAAAAATATACAAATTCAAAGAAAAAAAATAAGTAATGAAATAACAAGTAAACAAGAAGAATTTGTAGAATTTCAAAAAAATTTAGCTGAAGCTAAAGCTAAAGCACAGACTCCTACTCCTCCTCCGCCGCCGCCGAGCAAGCCAAGCGAGGAGCCGCCAGGAGCCGCAGAGGAGGCAGAGGCGGAGGCGAGGGCGAGAGCGAAGGCGCCAGATATCTTATCACCGCCCGTAGATATGTCTAGTCTACCATTAGAGAGTAACGATAAACCTGAACTTCAATCCTCTCAGTCACAGGTTCCACAACCACCAACAATAGAGGAACGCATGGCGTCACTCGCCCAACAAGGCCTCACTAGCAGTTCTATAGGAACTCAACAAGGTATAATAAGGGGACCACGTCAATCCGACCCTCCTTCAGCTGCTCATGGAGCTAAATCATATGATACTCCTCCGAGAACTTTAGTAGGGCAAGGAAAATCGTTCAATCCCACAAGTGCATTTAACGGTCTTCAAACACTCTATCCAAATGGAGGTTGGAAAACTAGTAACCAATTAAAAATCTTGAGGGAAAAAGGATATGATGTTAAAGAAGAAGTAAATAAACTCAATAAAGATAAAATGATATTGAGATTAATTCCACCTAGAAGTGGTGGTTCAAAAACAAGAAAAAAATTAAAATTAAAATTAATGCCTGCTAAAAAAATAGAGAGAAAATATAAACAATCATTAAAAAATAAAGTTAAACTAAATCATAGTCAAGTTAATCGCTCTAAATTACCAAATGAAGTTGCTAATAATAAAACAAAAAAACATTTAAGATTAAAATTAATAAAAAAGAAAAAACCTGTAAAAAAATATAAAAAATCTTTTAAAAAATGATAAAACCATTAAATAATTTATTAAAAATTTAATAAAATATTTAACCCAATAGTGGTCTTTGATAATTATCCATTATTAATGGATATGGCATAATAACAGCATTAGGACGATCAAAAAATGGTTTAAAATCAAGTGTTTTTAAACTAGGTGTAGGTGGTTCGCATGGTTTTACCATATTGGTAGAGCCAATACCTCTTAGTGTGCTTTCGACATCAACTGAATTATTACAAAGAGCATCTCTTGATAATTTAGATGGATTATATAATTCAGGATAACACTCGTGAGTTGGTCTACCATAATTAACATATAAATTATTTTCTAAATGATTTGTGTTTTGTAGTTGTTCTAATTTATAATCACTTTCGGTATTACGATTTCTTGTAGAAGCCATTTAATATATATAAAATATATTTTTATTTTATTCTTTTACATAATTTTCTTTACATATATTTTTTATAATTTTATCTTCTACTTGACCTACTGGTTTTCCTATATTAGACATTGCTTTTGCATAATATGCTTGTTTGTCATCATATTCCATAAAATCTTTATTTTCATTTTGCCACTTACACAATGTAGTAAAATTTTTATTTGATGTTTTATTTATTGCCTTTTTTATTTTTTCTTTTGATAAATCTTTTTCCCATTTATTATCATCTTTTATATACAATGTTTCTCGTTTTATATCTGTGCAGTGAAGCGGTCTCTCAAATTTTCCTAATTTATTAATATTATCCATTAAAATTTTAGTTATTCCTTTTTCTAAACCATTTACTTTAGTATAATCTAATTGTTCAAATGATACTTGTATTGATTTTACAAAATCAGTCATATTAATAGCATCTTTGCATTGTTCGTTTAAAAACATATTAATATTAAAATTATTAGTATTATTGTTGTTATTATTGTTATTACCCATAGAAGGTTTCATTTCTACAATTTTTTTAGTTAATTCAGTATTTTCTTTTACTACATTTTCTAATTGTTTATCTTTATCTTTTATTACATTTACTAAATCACCAAATAATTTTTTCATGTCAGTATTATCTTTTACTAATTGACATACTAACTCCTCTGAAACTCCAGATTTTTGTGTTTCTAAAGTTATTGGTTGTTTATTATTACATTTTTGTTGATGTTTAAATAAACTTTGTCTATGTTTATAAGATTTTCCACATAAACATACAAATTCTTCATTTGCGACTTTTGCGACTTTTTCGTCAGCCAAATTAATCATATTTTTGGATATTTCCATTTTTTTATGTTTTGCGGTTGCTAAATGTTTATCATAATCATTTTTTCTAAAGCATTTATAATTACAACATATACATACATATTCTTTTGCGATTTTTGCGACTTTTTCGTCAGCCATTATTAGTATAATATACTAACAAAAAACTCTCTAAATTGTTTATTTCTGTTATTTTTATTTATCGTAATAAAAATATTTTGATATTTTTAAATAATTTTAAATGATTATGGTTTAATATATGAAAAAAAGGAAAAATTTAGAAAAATTCCAAAAGATAAAAAATATTTGAAAAATGGACAAAAAAAAATGTCCAAAATCCAAAAATTTTTTTCAAATATAAAATTCCAAAAAAAATCACTTTTTAAGGAAATATATTTTTGTTATGTAATAGCGTCACAAAACAAAAATAGCAATTTTTGGGGTATTTTTCTTTAAGTTCTTTTTGATAATATATATTAATTTTGAGAAATAAATTGTTTTAATTCAGAAAAAGTAGATTTGTTGAGAGATTTATTAGTTTTATAGTGTATAAATGAGTTATGAAATAAATAAAAATAGTCATATGAAAAAAGCATTTGAAAAATAAATGAATTATCTAATTTTTGATTATTTTGTTTTAAAAATTGAAATATAGTTAATTTGCTGGAGAGAATCTCTAATATTTCAATAATTTCTTTATCATCTTTTAAAATGTTAAATAATTTGATAATATTATTATCTATTTTTTGAGAATCATAATTTATTAATTTAAATACTTGTAATAATTGATTTTGATAACATAATGTAGAGAGATTAGTATCATTTTCTATTAAATGATAGGTGCATAATAAATTATAATCATAATAATAATTTAATGAATCCATAATATAATATTAAAATTAAATAACATTATATTATTTTTTTTGAAAATTATTGTTATATTATTAAAGATTTTTAATTTTTTGCTTTATCTCTTGCATAATTACGAGCAGAAATACCAGAACGATTCCAGCCACTCATAGCATCTTCTTCAATTTTATATGCAGAATTATTAAAAGCATTTTCAAGAGGTTCAATTAAAGGATAATTTTTGTGGTCGGTAAAATCATTTTCCATTAATGGATTTACTGTTTTTTTATTTAAAGCATTCTCTCCTGCTCGTAACATAAATTCAGTATCACTATCACCTACACCTCTTCCTAAATATGGAACTGTTAAAAATGGTCTACTTGTTAAAGTTAATTTACAAGCCGGTTTAGTAATATGAGTGTATTTTAATTCATTATTAGCATCAATTTCACATCCTTTTACACCACCTTCATGGGAACCTTTATAAAAAACTTGGGGTTGCTTTGTAGCAAAATCAATTGCTGTGCTCATAGGACAATTAGGATAATAATTTTCTAATCTATAATTAGCATTATTCATATTTTGAATATTTCTTTGATCAATAGCAACATTATCATTACCTATTCTTGAAATAGAATCAAATGTATATGGATAAGTTGTTGTAGCAGACATATATAATAATTTAATATAATATTATTTTAAATAATATATTAAATTATTATTATTACATATTAATATGTCTATAATTACCTTTTAAACATTGTTCTACATCACCATCTTTACAAGAAGCCATATTTCCATAACAAAATTGTGCAAATTCTTTTTGATTATTAGCAACTCTAGTATTTGCTGTACTATAAAATTGTCTCATTGATTGTTCAAATTCATATTTATCTCCTAAATCACTAAATAATTTTTCTTCTATTGACTCATCATTAAAATTCTGTTTTATTATTTCTTTTGTTGAATTATTAATTTGTTTTTCAACTTCTTTATTATATGATGGTGCTGCAGGTAATCTATGTGGATTATCTTGAATTTCAGGTAATAATACATTCATAATTGGATTTTTTATATTAGGATTAGTGTAATTATCTTTAAATTTTTCATATAAACTTTCATTGCTAAATGCTTCTTTTAATTTAGTATTTTCTCTATTATTTAAAATAAAATAAGTTGCAATTAAAACCACTAAAGTTATAATTCCTGTAAAAAAAAGTTTTAAATTTCTAAATAAAAAAACACCTAAAATTGTAAGATATAATACAAATCTAGTTATAGCATTTAATTTCTCTTCTCTATTCATTGATTCTAGTGGCCATAAATCAAAAACTTTACTTCTATCAAATAAAACATTAGGATTATAAATCCAAAATTTAGTTTTATGTTCTTCTTTTGTATTATCTTTATTCATTTATATATATATTCATAATTATTTTTATTAATTAATTTCACTTTAAATTAATTTTTCAATCATCCCCATATAATCAGTTAAATCCGGTTTTACTAATAACTCATAATTAATTAATTTTGAATTATCGCCATAAGTTTGTGGCTGCAAACCATTTACTTTTAAAGGACATGGCCAATGTGAAGTAGTTCTCAAATCTTGAAAATATTTTTTACGTTTTTCAATTTGACTTTTAGTATTCTTTATATGCGATTTAGGTAAATAACACAAATATTGCACTAATCTCTCTTCTGAATTTGGTTCACCATAACGATTTTGATGAAAAGTTCGAGAATCCCAAATAACCAAATCACCAGGATTTACACTTAATACTCTCTTAGTATTTTTAATTCTTTCTAGATATTCTTCATCTATTAAATGCCAATTTTTAGAGCTATTTATTTTTTTCTCTTTAAAATACTCTTCATGTAATAAATGACTCGATTCATACAAGATAATAGTTCTTTCACTATTTTTAGTTAAACTTACAAAACTCTGATAACACTGCAAACCTTTAGAATCTGGAGCCTGATCTGTATGCGTCCATAGGTTATCTTTTTTTGTAAATTCTTTGGGAATATAACAACATCCATCAAATGATACAATTAAATCTTCTGTATTCCATAATTTATTAAAAACTGTAATAATTTTTTTTCTAGTTCTTAAATACCATGCATGTTCCTGGTGTCCTATCTCATGAAATTTATAAATACCATGTGGGTTAATTTGTGAATGTATTTTATCATGATTAGGAATAGTATTTTTCCATTTATAAAATAAATCTTTGGCAATTTGTATTTCTTCATTACTAATTACATTAGGTATTATTACATATCCATTTTTTTTCAAATCTAATATATACTTCTCAAGTTGAAATTCAAAAATTTTATTTTCTAAATTGTTAATTTTTTCTAGCAATTCATCCATTTCCATTTTTAATATTTAATAAATTAAAAAAAAATGAAAAATAAAATCAATTTTTTTATCATCTAACATAGAAAATTTACAATTAAAATATTATGTTATCTCTTAATGACATCCATATTTTACCTAATTGATTTTTACCAATTAATTCATTATCTTTAATTTTACCGCCCCATAAACTATTCATATTTGCTCTATTGTCTTGATGTAACAAATATTTATTATGTGTTTCCAACAAGATATTTTTAACATTTTCATTTTGTTTTAATTTTTCAAAACAAATTTTGTTTTGATATTGTATTGAATATAATCCCCATACATTTAATTCTTCATTTGTTAATTTAAAACACAATTTACTACCTAGTTTTTTTGCATCAACTGGTGTTTCAGCATTTTGTATTTTTATTGAATGTTTAATTAATTCATTATATCTTTTAATATCATTACAAGAATTTGCTATAACACAATATTTAAAATAATGAAAACAATGTTCACCTGAATTAAATTCTTTATCTTCTAATATTATTTTTTCCATATGAAAATTAGATAGTTGTCTAATATTTTTGTTCTTACTTTTCGAATAAAAAGTTAATATATTTTCATACATTCTAAAATATATTAATTTAATTATTAATTTAATTATTAATTTAATTATTAATTAAATTTCAATTTTATTTAAAACTAACATTATTAATACAAATACAAATATAAATAGTATTTGTATATTTAAGTTGAATTTTTCAAATAAAATATTATATATTATTTTTTAGATTTACCTTTATTTTTTTTTTTATTATTTGTTGGTTTTTTTTTATTTTGATTAGTTAAATTATTTTGATTTTGCATTTCTTGCATTAATAACATTAAATTATTATTAATATCATTTAAATTATCAGATTGAGTATTATTAGATTGAGTATTATTAGAATTAGTTGCTTTCTCTCTATTTTCTTCTGCTTTTTTACGCATTCTTTCTTTTGTTTTAGACATTTTAATATTTTGATCCATCATATTTTGAAAAGCATTATTATTAAATTTACCACCTTTTGGCATAAATTGATCTAGATTCATAGATTTAAATATATCTTTAAAATTTCCCATTCCAGGCATGTCTTGCATATTTTTAAATATATCTGATGCTTCTTCTAATATTTCACTTTCTTTTAATGAACCATCTTTCATTTTTTCATCTAATTTACCACTAATTTTATTTACAATTCCCATTAATTTGCTTGGATTTTTAAATAAATTTTTAAATACATCATTTACATTACTTACGTTTTCCAAATCTATATCCAAATCTTTTGTTGTTTCTTCAGCTAACTCTTTAGCTAAATTACCTAATTTACCATTTATTAATTTATTAATATGATCATGTATTGTATCAGTATCTGGTAAATTATTAATATTAGAAGGATCAATATTCATAGAACTGAACATATTTTCAAATGGATTATTTTCAGATAAATCACTTTCCTGATTTTGACAAAATAAATTTTCCATAGATTTAACTGTTTCTTGTAACTTATTTTTAAATTCATCACTGTTAATTGCCTCAAATAATTTTTCATTATTTCCAAATGATTCTTTATCTTGAATATTTGTTACTATTGTAAATAATATTAATTGTAAATATTTCCATAATGTTTCTTTTGTTTGATTACTTGTTGTATCAAAATATAATTCTGAAAAATTTATATTTGGTAATAAATATAATTCTTTTTCATTTACAAAAATTTCTTCATTTTGATATAAAATATCAAAAAATTTCAATGGAAAAACATTCTTACAAAAATTATATAAAACTGTAGCACATCTAATTAATTCTTCTTCATTATCCAATTCTTGTTTACTAAAATCATATTTCATTAACATTACCATAGATTCATCTTTTAAAATAATATCCTGAGTTTTATCTGCAAATGTATTAATTAAATCATTTAATAAATCTTTTATTATCTTGGAAAATTCTATCAAATTAGATATTTCTATTTTTTCATCATTAGTCATATTCTATGAGATAAATTTATAGATTATATTTAAATATATATTACAAAGTATATTTAAATATTTAATTAATATTATTTCTGTTATCTTGATAATTTTTTAAACTATTTTCATCTACCTTATCTGGAACATAATTCTCTTCTGGAGTATCTATTTTTTCTTGAAAATTAATTGTAGCATAATTATATAATTGTCTGAGTCCACCTTCTCCTTTAGCAGAAAGTTCATCATTTCCTTGGTCCAAAAAACTAAAATTATCTGAATGAACACCAATCATTGCATCATTTAATGAAAATGCAGAAGGTTCTCCATTAAAATTTGTTGCTTCATCAACATTAACTCGTTCTACTGGTTTTAAATATTCTAATATATTATCTCCAAATAAAACCTTATAATTAGCATTTAATAACATTAAAGCCGGAACTGCATTCACAGTATTTGGTAATAATAATTCTTGATTATTTTCTAACACAATATATACAGTATTATTTTTTTGAATTCTTTTATCAATACAAATATAATGTAAATTATTTTTTACAGATGATTTTGATAAATAACTTAATAATTTTTGTGAATTATTACAATAATTGCTATAATATAATATTGAACTCATATATTAATATATTTTTACAAATTTATTTATATTTATATTTAAACTAAATATTTAAACTTAATATTTATTTATTATATTTTAATTAAAATTGAAAAATATAATAAATAAATTTCATATTATAAATATAATGACTTCATTACCTAAAATTAGCAACGTTGATGAATATAATAATATTTTAAAGTTTACATTAAGTAATATTAATGTTAGTTATGCTAATGCCATCAGAAGAATATTACTTTCCGAAATACCGTGTATTGTTTTTAAAACTAATCCTTATAATGAAAATAATGTTAATATAAAAATAAACAAGTCTCGTTTAAATAATGAACTTATCAAACAAAGAATTAGTTGTATTCCTATTCATATTGATAATATAGATTTTCCTTATCAAAATTATATTGTTGAATTAGATAAAATAAATGACACTAATACTATTATTTATGCAACTACTGAAGATTTTAAAATTAAAAATATTGATTCTGAAAAATATCTTGAAACCAGTGAAGTAAGACAACTATTTCCACCCGATCCTATCACAGGCGATTACATCGATATTATTAGATTACGTCCAAAATTAACAGATACTAGTGAACCTGAACAATTAAAATTTGAAGCTAAATTAACAATTAGTTGTGCTAAAGAAGATGGCACATTTAATGTTGTTAGCACGTGTGCATATGGTAATACTCTTGATCCAGTAAAAATAAATGATGCATGGACTGCTAAAGAAGCTACTTTAAAAGATACTGTTTCAAAAGAAGAATTAGAGTTTATTAAGAAAGATTGGATGTTATTAGATGCTAAACGACTATTTATTGAAAATAGTTTTGATTTTACAATTGAAACAATTGGTATTTATACAAACTATAAATTACTTGAATTGGGAATTAGTTTAATTATTAAAAAATTATATATTACATTAGAATCTCTGAAAAATCAAAATGAACTTATTTATGATGCAACTGATACGTTAGATAACTGTTATATCATTACTTTATTAAATGAAGATTATACTATTGGAAAAATTATTGAATATTACTTGTTTAATAAATATTTTAAAGAAGAAAAAATTTTAAATTTTGTTGGTTTTCTAAAAAAACATCCACATGATAATGATAGTTTTATTAAAATTAGTTTTAAAAACTTAATTTCAAAAGATGAATTATTAATCATAATTGAGGATTCTGTTAATAATAGTATTTTACTATTAAATTCTATTAAAGAATATTTTACAGATAAATAAATTAATTAATTAATAAATTAATAAATTAATTATTATTATAAATATTATATATATTTATGGGAAATATTTGTAATAAGCAAAAACATATTGAAAATTTAAATATTTCTACTCCTCAATTTATTCTTAAAGAAATATCTATTCAAAATAATTATAATGATTTATCTAATTCCCAACCTATAGCAATTTGTAATACTAATCATATTAATATTAAAAATAATTATGATAATCCATTACATATAAATTCATTTCCTAAATATTTGCTACCAAATTCTTATCTAAAACCAACACCAAGTAGTTTTTATGATTATAATAATAATAATAATAATTATAATAATAATAATAATAATAATGATAATAATAATAATGATAATAATACAATTTTTTCATTAGAAACTAATGAATTATATTTTAATTAAATTTATTTATTTAATTCCATAGTTTTAATATTTTCTTCAGTATTTTCATTTTCTGTTATATCTTCATTTATGAGATTATATTTATAATTAATAACAAACATCTGTTGTGCAGGATGTAAACTATTTACATAATCAATTACAACTTTTTTATCAACAACTTTATTATTTGGTTTTAAATCACTTATATATTTTTGATGAATATGATACATATGATTTTTATATTGAAATGGATAATCCTTTAAATGTTTATGTTTTTTTATAAAACAACCAATATAATTTGTAAATAATTCATTTGTATAATCAAATATTAATAATTTAAATTTATTAAACAATAATACATGTTCTGGATAATAATATAAAAATTCTTTAATTTTATTCTCCTTTTTTAATAATAAATAATTATACTGTAATTTTGGTTGATTTCCCCTAAGTTTTCTAACCTCCTCATAATTTGGATTCCTAATTTTTGTTCTTGTTCCATCCTTATTATAAATAATTGTTCCTACACTATGAAATGGTGCTAGTCTATTATTATAATATATTTGTAATTCATTTAGTGATGTATTAAATGGATATTTATTTACCAATTTAACATTTGTATTTGCAAAAATATATGGTGGCTGATTTACTAATTCTAAAATATTTTTCTCTTTTATATATACTATTGGAAAACTTGTATTATCAATTTCATATACTTTAACTAAATAAATTAATGGTGTTTGAACTGGTGTTACTATTCTATTAAATGGATGTTGCATTACAAAAGAATAACAATAATTAATATCTAAACTATTTAAATCAAAATTGTTAGCACCACAAGTCTCAAAAAACATACTTCTAAATGTAATGTTATTGTAATGTTGAAATTGATTATCACATTCAAAAAAACTATAATTTTTTATATCATTAAAAAATACGATATTGCCACCTACCGTTGACCTAGTTGCTATTTCCCATGTATTATTAATATTATCATAAAATACATTTATCATTGTGCCATCTATAAAATCTTCCATCCAACATTCATCTATATTTTCATATTTTTTACTAAAAGTATCAAAATTTAATGACTTTTCAGGGCTAAATACAAGTAATTTATTATTTCTTACTACTAATGATCTAAATTTAGATAAATAATTAAAATTATCATAATCACCATTTTCAATTTCTTTTAATTTTTCTTTATGATATTTAATTATTGTATATTCATTATTATTGAAAACATACTTTTTTTTATAAAAATATTCATCAATATCATTTAGTACAGATGATAAATTCACTTCTTTTACTAATTCTTCACACGACATAATGTATACTATTTTATATTTGTAAAATATCTTTAACTTGTTTAAAAATAAATTTAAATTAAATTTTTACATAAATTTTCTATTATAAATATAATATAGTATATTTATAATGGAAAGCGAAAAATATAATTTACAATATGGAGATATTATTCAAATTGATTCACCTAGTAATCTAGAACTTCATGAAAAAATATTTTTCATTAATTTTATTAATTCAAATAAAATTATACTATTAAATGAAGATAATAGCACAACCTTAGATATTTCAGAAGAAGGAAAACTTTTAGAAGAATCGATTGATAATATTATGTTGCTATATAGAGCTAAAAGTCCAAGTTTTGTTATTCAAAATAATATTAATGTTAACAAAAGTATATCAATAACATTTGGTGGACCTTTACCCAAAATATTAAATGGTATTATTACTAATGTTGAAGAAGATATGATTGAAATTACATTAATTCCAAATAGTGAAGTTATTTATATTGATTTTGCATATAGTGGAATTCCTGAAAATTTAAATATTGAAAAAATTATTATTAAAGATTCTAAAGAATTACTATCAATTGAATTACCCGAAGAAAAAGAAATCATTCAAGATGTTTCTTCTGAATTTCTTAATTTAGAAGATAATAATGATTTAGATTATGATCTTATCAAACATGTTGATGATGAAAAACTTAACGAAATTTTATTAGATGATTTTGAGCTAGATGATGATTATCAAGAATTTTATCATAGTGTAAATGTTCCAGATAGTGAAAAAAGATATACTTTAGAAACACAACTAAATGATTACATGGATCATATATTAAATCTTTATAAACCTGAAGAAAGGAATGAAGTATTAATTAATAATATTAATTTAGAATTAAATAGATATAAAGAACTAAGAACACGTTTTTCTAATTATGATGAAAATAATAATCCTGTAATGGTTAGTGAAAAAGGAGAATTTTATAAACCACTGAAAGAAGTATTATTTAAGTTAAATAAAAAATTATATTGGTTAATACCGGTTGTTTATAATTCTAAAAATTTAATTGATAATGAAGATAATGATGATTATGATGAAGAATTTATTAATAAAATTAAAATGGGAGAATTTATTGAAAATTTAAATTATGTAATTAATAAATGGTGTAATAATAGTTCTAAAGATAAAATAAATGACTACATTACTTATATTAATAATTTATTAAATATATTTGATAATACTACAAATAAATATACTTCTGATTTTAATAGTATTAATTTTAATTCATTAGATGTAAACACTCAAATATTAGCAGTTAATGATATATATAATGACTTCTATAGTTATTGTATTAATAATAATTCTATTGATACATTTAGATTTTCAACAGAAGTTTATAATGAAGGAGTTAAAATGTTACAAACTGATTATATAAATAATAAACGAGTTTATAATCAAAAAAATTTATCTCCTAATGAAAAAATTATTATTACATCTTTTATAACATTACCTTTACCAATATTTAATTTTTCTAAAATTAATCAAAAATATACAACTATTTATGATAAATGTAATCTTAATATAAATTTTTTTAATTATTTCCAATTACTAAATAATGAAACTAATGTCAATAAATTTATATTAGAAAAATCAGATTTTGATAAATTTCTTAATACACATAATACAATTCATTCTAATAAATTTTTAGATAACATATGTAATTTCTCCATTGAAGATAATCCATCTACATCTATAGATGAAAAATTTAATTTATTATTAGAATCTTTTATACCAACTAATAGTTCTGCTATTGAATATTTATCACAAACTTACAAATATATTAATTATAAATCATTAATTCAAGATATTCAAAATTTAAATATTGATATGGAAAATTTAAATAAAAAAGACTATGCTATTATTTCTAAATTATTTAATGAAAATATAGATGAATATAAAAAAGAATATAATATAAGCAAAGAACTATTAAATAAATTAATTACATTGATAAATAAAGAATCTCTCAAATTAAAAGAAAATTATAAATTTAATTTTGATATTATAACTAATGAACTCAAAGAAGAATTATATAGTAATTACAATATTAATCCTGATAATTTTAATAATACTTCCGAACTTATTAACTCTTTTATTACAATAGATGGTGGTAAATTCTTTATTACCTGTTTAAATAAAACTATAATGGATTTAATAGTTTCTAATTTACTAGACAATTTTATTAAAAAAGCAAATAAAGCTACAACCGAAGAAATCTCTCCAAATGAAGAAGAAAAATGTGAAAAATATTATTTATCAAAAAAATATACATCATTAGAAGATATAGAAGATGATAATTCTAAACAAATATTTTTTGATGCTATATATGACAATACCATTTATAGTTTAGCAAATGAATATGCCAAAGAAAAAACGACTATGGATACAAAACAATTTTTTGAATTTTTAACCGAGAAAATTATGGATGTTATGAATTTAACTAAAAAAAATGCACTTAGAGAAGCAAGAGCTGTAATTGAAGAAAAGAGAGAAGTAATTGATGGTGATTATTGTTTATTTATTGACAAAGAAAGTAAAAAAAATTATATTTATGTTAGACAAGATTCTAAATGGGTTGTAGATGAAAAATTTAAAAATGATTTTTATATAGATTCAAACAAAATATTATGTGATATTAATAAAGATTGTATATCTATTAACGATAAATGCATTGATGGTTCCAAATTAGAAAAGAATAATTTAAAAGAAGATGTTGATAAAATTTTAGATAGTTTCCAAGCTAAATATAACTTAAGTGTTGAAGAAATAAAAGGTAAATTAAATGATAATTATGAAAATGCTAAAAAATATCTTAAAAATATAATTCAAATTAAAGAAGAAAAACATCTAAAAGTTAATAAATTAATATTAAGTAACTATATTGATATATCCGAAGACATTAAAACATCTCCTTATGAAAATCTAAGAGATAGAGTATTATCTATAAGTGATTTTGTAAAAAGACAAGAATATATTAAGAAATTTTGTTTAAAATTTACACGTGAATCTGTATATGATGAAAATAAATATTGGTTACATTGTAATAAAACATCTGTAAAATTAATGCCTAGATTTCTTTTAAAATTAGCAAATGCATTTTCAAGTAAACAAGACTATATAAAAGAATTAGACACTATTTGTGCTGAACAAGGAACAATTAGTGATGATAATAACTATTGGGTTGATAAACATAGTGGATATATAATTAAAAATATAGATTTTTCAAGTGATGAAGGTTATGATATACAAGGATTCAAATTAAATACTAAAGATATTTTAGATAATGAATATTCTATTAATCTTTCTAAAACTAATCTATCTACAAATCCAGATGTAAAAATAATAAATAATATAGTAAAATCTATGTCACAAATGATAGGTATTAATCTAGAAGGACAAAATCAATTTATTATTAATAATGTTATTAGTACTTTAAATACTAATATTCCATCTAAAGAACAATATGAAAAAATGTTAGCCAAAACAGTAAAAAAAGAAGGTAAAGTAAAAGGATTACCATCATATGAAGATACATACAATCAATTATTATTGTTATTAACTTTATCATATTTAATAGTTGCAATTCAAATTAATATTCCTAGTTTTAAAACTAAGAAAACATTTCCTGGCTGTATTAAATCATTTTCTGGGTATCCTTTTGATGGATATCAAGATAAAACTACTTTAATTTATATATCATGTATTGCTAGTAAAATTAAAAGTTCAATAAAACCTTGGAATACATTATTAAAAGTTTCAGAAGCAAATATTGGTAAAAAAATAGAAGCATTAATTGAAAAATATATTATAAATGATAAAATTATAATTGAGCTCTTTCAAAAAAAGAGGGAATATTTAATATTAAATAAAGAAGAATATATTCCAGATGAATTATCAATAGATAATTGGAATAATTTTATGCCTCCATTATATAGTATTAAAATTACTAAAGATAATACTTTACCATTATCAGATACATTTAAAGATGAATTATTAGATACATTTAGAAATGGTAAAAAAAATAATATCTTAGAAACATTAAGATCAAAAAGTATATATTTAAGTAATGCTATTATTGAGAGTATTCAAAAAATAGTAGAAGCTAACAGCACTTTGTTAGAAAATTCAGCAGGTGATCCTTTCTTAGAAAATGCATGTTGTAATTCTACAATAAATACTATAAATTATTTTATTAATAGTGATAAAACTATTTCAGATAATAATAATTTAATTGAATATTACAGTAAATTTTTAGAAAGTATAAAGTCTTTAAATACATCATCTATTTTATATCATGCAGAAAATACAAAAGTTTTATTGCCTATTGTTAAATATGACTTTAATGAAGAAACTATATACAAAACTTTTATTTATTTTTGTAATTTTAATAATAATTTACCAATTGATGATGAATTAAGAAGTATTTGTATGGATAAACCAAGAAGTTTTGATACTACAAAAGAAATTTCAGAAATAATAGAATCGTTAAAATCTCAAGGAAAAATATATAATAAATCTTCATTTGATGAATTAATAAATATTATTAATAAAAGAAATATTATACAATATAATTCAAATTATCCAATTGTAAATAATATAGAATCAATAAGAAATATTTTAAATAACTATTTACAATCTCCTATTGAAATTAAAAATGATGAAAATTTATTTGAAAAATTAAATAAACTATTTGATACATTTGATATAAATAGTGCGGATGAAAAAGAATTAGATAGCATAAAAAATTATTTAGCTAAAACTAATAATCAAATGAAAAATTTATTTTTAGATTTTATTAAAAAAATACCAAATATGAGTAAATCATTAATCGCGTCTATAGAAAAATTATTAGACTTTAAAATAAATGTGGAAAATTGTCAGTTTTATAATGATTATTTAAATAATCTAATTAATATATTTCCAAATATTATTTTAAATAAGAAAATTGACTTAAAAAACATACCTAAGCACTGGGAGTTATCCGATAGACATAATAAAGATATAATAAATATATTAGAAAATTATTATAAAAAACTTAATAATTTTTCAATTATACCAGGATTAGATATTGTTTTTAAATTTATAAAAAATAGATCAAATATATTTATCAAATTAATGAAATTTACTAAATTTATGACACCTATTAAAATAAGTAATTTAAAAGAAGATAATTATATTCCTAGTATATTTGATAAAGAATATATTACATATTTTTACACTTATATTTTTTATAGTATTTTTAATGAATATATCAAAGTTACAAAATATGACGAATTTATATTAGAAATTGGTGAAGTTGATGATTATAATGAAGAAGAAATGAAGAAATCAATTATAAACTACATTCATGAATTTTTAACTATTATAAATAATCATTTAGATTTAATTAATAATACATATAAAAAGGTTAAAGAGAGAGTTTCATATGCGAAAGAAAAAGAAAAAGATTTAATAACACAATATTTAAAAGATTTAACAGACGAAGAAAGAGAAGTAGAAAATATATTCAAAAATAATAAATTAGAAAGTTGGAGTGCGGGATTACAAAAAGGATTAACACAATATGTTGCATCTAATTATGATGAAGAAAGAAATAAAATAGAAAAACAAGCAATAAAAGAACGTAAATTGGGTAAAAATAATAATGTAACTGAAATGAATAAAGAAATTTATAAAATAGATGAAGAAGAATTAGATCGAAGAGAACAAGAAATAGATGATGAAGAATATAATATGAATAATATTCCAGATGATGATGATATGGATAGCGATTATGAATATGATTAAAATATTTTTAAAATATATATATAAAGAAATATCATACTATTAATATTTGTTAAATGGCCTGTGCAACTATTATGTTAACTGCATCATATAACCGAGCATTACTAAATGTAGCACCATCTATTAAAAATTGGAGATATGTTGGTTCTACTCCGCCAGTTCGTAATTTTGATCCACTTAAAATTCTAAATAAGAAAAGTGAAAATAAAATAAAATTTACACGTGAAGCAGAACTTCAGCATGGACGAACTGCTATGCTTGCTGTTCCTAGTATTATTTTACTAGAACAAATAGACAAAGATAATTCTATTTTAGGTATTAAATATCTAAGTTCATTAGGTATTTATCATCAGGCTCCCTTTTGTCTAGGAATGTTTTCATTTGAAGTAATTCGTATGCTAAAAGGTTGGGAAAATCCATTTACTAGAAAAAAAAAAATATTTACTTTAAAACAAAATTATCAGCCAGGAAATCTAGGAAATTATAACATCTCTACAATTAGTGACAATCTTTTTAATAAAGAACTTAATAATGGAAGATTAGCTATGGTTGCATTTATAGAAATTCTAGGACAAGAACTTGTAACAAGTAAAAATGTATTTTAAAAATAATAGTTAATTTATAATTAATATTATATTTATTTTATATAATATTAATATGTTTTCAAAATTTGTAAGAAATAATATACCATTAGTATCAATTATTATATTTGTTTTATTATTTATATTAATTATATTTACTAAACCATCTCTTGTATTTGATAAAAATGGTAAACCTAGAGAATTTGGTATTGGTTACAAAAATAAAACTATATTGCCAATTTGGTTAGTTATTATAATATGTGGAATTTTCTCTTATTTAGCAGTTTTATATTATATAAATTTTAGAAAATTTTTATTTTAAAAAATAATAAATAAAATTTTTTTTTTAATTATTTTATTTACTCAATCGGTTTAAAATAACTATTATTAATAAGAATATAACTATTACTGGGTAATTCATCAAATGATAATTGGATACTTCTTAATTGTTCATTATTTAATTCTACAACATTATTAGACTCATCATCTGTATTATTTAATAAATAAGTTCCATACTTAGAAATTAATTGTGATAATTGAACAGTATAATCTTGATTTTCTGATTCCGGTGGTTGTTCCTTTAATCTTTGCCATTTTTTACCATATATTGGTACATATGATTTCTCAAACATACTAGAATAATCTTTCTTAGCTTGTTCTAATGTTTTTTCACAATTCATATTTATTATAAAATTATAACTAATTGAAGATATTAAAGTTCCTGCTAACACATACCAAAATAATCTACCAATTACGTCTTTTACATTTATTAATGCAAATAATTCAACCACATTAGAATTTCTATATAATTCTTCTGGAGTATTTGTATAATTTGCACCGATTTTTGTAAAACCTTCTACATTTAATTGTTTAATAAATAGTTTATATTTATCTTCTTCAACATCTATTTCATTTATAAATCTCGAATAATTTTTTTCTATATTTTCTAATGCTTTTTTTAATGTAGAATTATTATCATCTTTAGATGATTTTAATACATCTTTTAATTTATTTGTTGCGCCTAATATATTTACTATAAAATATCCTACTGTATTTGAAAATGGTTTAATCCATCCTGGAAATAATTCTAAAAGAAAATATAATATTGCAAATATAATTAACCAAGGAATAATTGTTATTGTAAATACATTTCGCCATTGAATAGAATTTTCATAACAAATACTTTTTGATATATTTACATTTATAAAATATGTTCCACTTATTAAAAATATTACATATATTAATGTATAAATTTGATTTTTTGAATTTGTTACTACCTGTGAAAGAGTAGCTGAACTAATTGTGGTATATATCATTATAAAACCATAAATAATAGTCATAGTTAAAAAAAAAATTACTGATGTAGTCGCGCTTGGAAGTTTTTTAAATTGATTATCTAATTCATTTTTACTATCTCTTAATACTGATTGCATTTCTAATTATATCTATATCTATAAATTATTTTTATAAAATAACAATAATTATTTATATTAAATGGATTTTAAAAATATTAATAGTTATTTAAATTTTAATAATTTGAGTAATATAAATAATTCTAATGATAATATAAATAAACCAAAACTAATAGAACCTGGTGTAAAATATTTTTTTAAGGGAATTTTAAGAGAATGTAATAACTATAAACAAAAAAATTATAATTTATTTTATAATATATCCTTATTTATTTTATTTTTTTTCATTTTAGGGATAATATTATCATACAAATATAAAGGAAACAAAACAGCAGAAGAAAAATATCAAAAAAATCTTCAAGATAAACAATATATAATGTCTAAATTAGTTTATTATAATCGTGCCAATTTAGAAAATAAACAAAGAATTCAAAATAATATGATAACTAATTTACCAGATTTTAGCAATCACCCTGAAGCGTCTTTATTACATAAAAAAATATATTTTTAAATTATAATATGATACAGTCATTTCAAAAAGAAGTACTCCAAGAAAGTGATTACTCTAAATATTTAGAAGAACTAAAAACTTATTATAATATGAAAAAAACATATATTAAAACAAAAGAAACTGTTATCAATAAACTTATAAATAGTAATGATTCTATAGAATCTAAAAAAAAAATATTTTCAAAACAAAAATTTAAATGTATTAATTGTGGAGAATTTGGTGGCACTATTTTTTTTGAAAATAACAAAATATTACGTGCCACTTGTGGAAATACTATAAAACCATGCAATCTTAATTTAGAAATAATAAAAATGAATCCTGTTTTAATTACTAGTGAACTTAAAAATACTAATAATTCATTAATTAATAAAAAAAAAGAAATTATATTAACTAAGCTCGATTTCTTGTTTAATTATATAGAAGAAGATAAAGCAGTTGAATTATTTGAAAATTTAAAATCTGAATTAACTACTCTTCAGGAAAAATACAATGATTTATTTTCATTATATACATCAATCGTGTCTAATCCTGATAATGAAGAGTTACTAAATCAAAAAATTATAGAAATTGACTCTTTAGTTAATAATTTTAAAGAATATATAAAACTATTTAAAGAAACTGAAGAAACTAGTTATTTAAAAGATGCAATATTTTTATATACTAGTAAAATTAAATCATTAAATGAATATATTAGCACTCTAAAATATAAATATAATTCTATTGAAAGTGATGAAACATACAAATATTTAATTCAAAATAAATATAATATTAAAAATTTAGAGCTTATTAAAAAACCACAATAAATTTTTATATCACAATATATTAAATGATTAAAAATTTATTAAAAATTATTAATATCAAAGTATTTTTAATTAGTTTATTTATTGGACTTGTTTTTATGTATTTTGATAATGAAAAAAAGAAAATATCTGTTTACCCTACTCCATCCAATATAAATTCTCTACAATATAAAGATAAAGCAGATAATTGTTTTGAATATAGTATGCAAAAGATTAAATGTCCATCTAATAAATCTAAAATTAATCATATTCCTATTCAATAAATATATTTTATAATATATAATGATTGGTAAGGGATTAAGCACAGCTGTAAATAATATATTATATACTGATAGAGGACGTTTTATTTTAGCAATTATATTGGGTTTAGGATTAGCCACTTTATTTAGAAAATTTTGTGATGGAAAAAATTGTTATGACTTTATTGGGCCCGAACAAAATGCCATACGAGACCAAATTTTCTCTTTTGACACCAATGATAATGAATGTTTTATTATGAAAGAAAAAGCCATTAAATGTAATAGTCAATCTAAAACTGTTGAATTTGCGTAATTTACTCTATAAATATTTACTAAGCTATAATAAATATTTATTATGGAAACTTCTGGTACTACATCTATTTCACAATTACCTAGTAATAATTTTTCTAATTCACATGAACAACCATTGCAACATCAAACTAATAGTAATAATGTTGTTTTAACGAAAAATGAAGTTCTAGCTGAAAATACCTCGCAATTAGCAAATCCTATGATGCAACAAATACCTACCAAAGCACCTGAACAAAATCAAATTAATCAAGTTGAAAATCAAAATAATTATAATGAAATGATAAATCAACTACAAAAAGCAAATTTAGCTGGCGCTACCGGATTACCTAGTCGAGATATACCTATTAATACTAGCACTATAAATAATGATAACCAAATTAAACCCAACTTTATTCCTGAAGCTAAAAACACGGATTACATTAATAATTCTCAAACACCGGAAGACCTTATTTATCATAATAATAAAAAACAAAATTCTATAGATAGTCTTGATGTATTTTATAATGAATTTCAATTACCCTTATTAGTTTCTCTTTTATATTTTCTTTTTCAATTACCTATTTTTAGAAAAACAGTAAAAAAAATTTTACCTTCATTATTTGGTAATGATGCTAATCCAAACTTTTATGGTTACCTATTTAATAGTGTATTATTTTCTTTTATCTTCTATATATTAGTTAAACTTGTTAATCAATTGACATTAAATATATCTTAAATTTTTAATATTTCTATATTTTTTTCATTCGCTAATTTAGATACTAATTCATCATTTTTATAATCATTTATATATTTTATTGAATTTATACCACATGAAACCATTAATTTCATACAATTATAACAAGGATAATGCGTTATATATGCGGTACATCCATCTGAACTTACACCCCGTTTTGCACAATCTGTTATTGTATTTTGTTCAGCATGAATTGTTGATATATTATGATTGTCTCTCATAATCATCTTATGTTCACAACCTGCAATATATCCATTATATCCTTGCGCTATTATTCTATTTTCTTTTACAAAAATACAACCTACATTCAATCTATCACATGATGAACGAGTAGCCGTCAAATTTACTAAATCTTTAAAATATTCCTCCCAAGAAGGACGTTCTCTTTTCATTCATTTTATTATTTATTTATATTTAAATGATTTAAACATAATAATCTTAAGTATATTATATGCAATTATTTCAACTACATAATAGAATTAAAAATAAAAAATTATATAATACTCTTAGTGGAACAGTAGATAGAATTTTTGAAATTTATGAACGTGATGGAAAACATATTGATGGAAAACCATATGTATTTATAAAACCTGATATTCAAGAAAAAAAAATAAAAAATTCACTTAACTAAATAATATGTTATTAATTACAATAATATATTATTATACAGTTGGTATATAATCCCAACCTAAATCAGAACATATTAATTTCCATATAGCATCTTGTTCCACCCTCTTCTCTCGGTCTTTTAGCATTGGAAAATATGGTAAAAATTTTGTCTCTCCTAATAATTCACATAATTTATATAATGTATAATAATAATTCAAAAAATTAACCCTATCACGTGGACAATATTTTGAATATGGTTTTTGAATTTCCATAAATAAATTACATAATGTTTCTTCTAATTCTTGAGACATTACTGGGGGTTTTATACCTAACTTATCTTTTATAAAAGGAATATGTTCATAATATTTATTATATCCTAAATTTTTTAATATTTCTTTTGTTTTCTTATTTGTTAAATCTTTTATTTCTAATCTCTCTTTCTTTATTTGAGATTTGATATTTTCAAATACTTCACTTGGTATATGTGTGCTTTCTTTTGCCTGAAATTGTGCTAATATTTCTCTTAAATGATTTATTCTTTTGTATGCATAAAAACATACTTCTTTTGGTGGTTCTTTATAAGAAGGTTTCTCATTTTCAATTAAATATTTTATAGAACGTGAACAATTATTACAAACACATATACCATCAGTTTCTGCATAAACCATTTCACCTTTGTTACAAAATTTACATATATCTGATTCATAACAATAATTTTCATAATTTAAAAATGAATTATTTATATTATAAAAATATTTATCAATTGTTCTTGATTTCTCCTCTACTATTTGAATATTTACTTCTTCTTCTTCTTCTGCATCTATATAAAAAAATTGATTTATTTTAGCACTATTTATACCTATTTTTGAATCAGCATTAGTAGTTATATTTTTTTTCTCTTCAAAATAATCAAAAATGTATTTAGAATTATTTAAAAAATATTCTTTTCTATCTTTCTCTAGTTTATAAATTATATTTTTTAATTCTTTTATTCTATTTTGAGATAGCTCAATTTTTTCTAATTTTTTCTTATTCTTCGTATTATTTAGGAATTTTTCTAATCTTTCAATCTCTTGATTATATTTAGGAATTAATACTTCTTTATTATATTTAAATTCATCTAACATTTCTGTATGTTTTTTATCCAATGTAACATTTTTTCCTGATAATTTATTCATTTATACTATATTTATCTAGTGCGATTTAAATTTATATATATTTTAATTAAAAAATATTAATTTTTATTAATTAAATTAAATATTCAAAATTTTTTTTCTTTAGTCATATTATAAAAAATGGCTGGAGGTCTTATGCAATTAGTTGCCTACGGGGCTCAAGATGTTTACCTTACCGGTAATCCTCAGATAACCTTCTGGAAAGTCACATACCGTCGCCACACCAACTTTGCGATGGAATCCATTGAACAAACTTTCAATGGACAGGCTGACTTCGGTCGCCGTGTTACTTGCACCATTTCACGTAATGGTGATTTAGCCTATCGCACATATTTACAGATTACTCTACCTGAAATTGGTCAGAGTCTAGCTGATACTGGTAAATCTGTATATGCTAGATGGTTAGACTTCCCCGGTGAACAGCTTATATCACAGGTTGAAGTTGAAATTGGTGGTCAGCGCATAGATCGCCAATACGGTGACTGGATGCACATCTGGAATCAGCTAACTCTCTCCAAAGAACAGGAACGTGGCTACTACAAAATGGTAGGTAACACCACACAGCTAACATACATCTGTGACCCAGAATTCGCTGCGGTCGATGGACCATGCTCAGCCGACGGTGTCCGTCAAGTCTGTGCTCCCCGCAACGCTCTACCCGAAACTACACTATATGTTCCCCTTCAGTTCTGGTACTGCCGTAACCCTGGACTTGCACTACCTTTAATTGCCCTCCAATATCATGAAGTCAAAATTAACCTTGACATCCGCAATATCGAAGAGTGCTTATGGGCTGTCACCCAAATTGACGGCGCAGGCACAAAAGTTAATGATGCCTACAAACAGTCGCTTGCCGCAGCCTCGCTCTTCGTTGATTACATCTTCTTAGATACCGACGAACGCAGACGTATGGCGCAAAATCCCCATGAATACCTCATCGAACAACTTCAGTTCACTGGTGATGAATCGGTTGGTTCGTCATCCAACAAAATTAAACTCAACTTAAATCATCCTTGCAAAGAATTAGTATGGGTTGTTCAGCCTGATGCCAATGTTGACTACTGCGCATCACTTACTAAAAACTCAGCCCTAAATAACTTACTTGGTGCTCAGCCTTTCAATTACACTGATGCATTTGATGCTCTACCTAATGCTGTTCACGCATTCGGTGGTCCTAATGCATTAGGCTCAGGCAGCAGTGGAGACTTCATTAGCACATCTGGTTTCTTCCAAGACCCATTTGCCAATGATGTAGCAGCAAGCACCTCCCACGGCGTCGGCGATGCGACACGTGAAAGTGGTGTCTCAGATGCTGGCACATTTGTTCTTGCTGAAACAGCCCTCGACATGCATTGCTGGGGTGAAAATCCAGTTGTAGTTGCTAAATTACAGCTTAATGGCCAGGATCGCTTCTCAGAGCGTGAAGGCACATACTTCGACCTTGTTCAGCCTTTCCAGCACCACACCCGTGCCCCCGATACTGGTATTAACGTATACTCATTCGCCCTTCGCCCTGAAGAGCACCAGCCATCGGGCACCTGCAATTTCTCGCGTATTGACAACGCTACCTTACAGCTTGTATTATCAAATGCGACTGTTCAGGGCACTAACACCGCTAAAGTCCGTGTATACGCAGTTAACTACAATGTACTCCGTATCATGAGTGGTATGGGTGGTTTAGCGTATTCAAATTAAGCACATAAATGCTATCCTTTTTTTTGGCGAATGATTAATTATAATTTATATTTATTAATTTAATATAAATATAAATTTTTATTCTTTAGCTATATATAATGGATAACCAGTCACAAGATATCACATTTCAAGCCCTTTACTATAATCAAGATGGCATAGAGAATCCGACGGCGCGAACCGATTTAGCAAAGGCATTGTTACCACATATGTTAATGCGGGAGCACAAAAGTGAGGATGCTGCTGTAACAGATACTATAAAAACAGTAAATAATGTATTTAATAATAAACAAAAACGGGACGATGAGGCAAAGGAAAAGGCGGAGAAGGAAAAGGCGGAGAAGGAAAAGACGGAGAAGGCGGCGGCGGGTGCGGCGGATGTGGCGGGTGCGGCGGATGTGGCGGGTGCGGCGACGGAGGAAAATGCACAGACGGAGACAAAAAATAAAAAAGGCTTTTTAAATAGAAAAACAAAAAGTACCTCACGGGGTGGTAGAAAAACAAGAAGAAGAAGAAGATAAATTAAACTAATGATTAATTATAATTTATATTTATTAATTTAATATAAATATAAATTGATAATGTTTTTAAAAAAAAAATAATTATTAATAATGTATAAATTAAATGAAATACAAAGTATAATTTTTGAAAAATATAAAAACGGAGAGAATGTTTTTATAACAGGACCTGCCGGTTCAGGTAAATCATTTTTAATAAAAAATATAGTAAATTATAGCGAAGAAAATAATATAAAAATTCAAGTATGCGCATTAACAGGATGTGCTAGTATTTTATTAAATTGCAAAGCCAGCACATTACATAGATTCGCCGGTATAGGATTGGCCAATAAAAATATTGAGGATGTATTAAATAATGTTTTTAACAAAAAATATAAATTGAAAAATTGGTATAATCTTAAATGTTTAATTATAGATGAAGTTAGTATGATGTCCTTAAAAATTTTACTAATATTAGATAAAATTGGAAGAAAATTATATAATAAACCAAATATTCCATTTGGTGGATTACAATTAATATTTTCAGGAGATTTTTATCAATTACCCCCAATAAAATCAAATGATACAGAAAAAGAAGCCTCTATGTTTTGTTTTGAACATACATTATGGAATGAAATATTTCCCCATAATAATCAAATTGTTTTAAAATCAATTTTTAGACAAGATGAAAAAGAATTTTTAAAAGTATTAAAGTATGTTAGACGTGGTAGGATAACACATACAACTAAAGAAACATTAGAAAAACGAGTATTTACAATTGAAAAATTAAATAAATTAAGACAGGAAAATGTTATAACAATTATTTCACCTTATAAAAAAGATACAGATAATATCAATACATATGAGTATAAAAAACTTAGCACTAATGTAGAAAAAAGACTATATACTATTAAATATTTAAAAGGTTCAAGAAAATCTGAATTAACTCTAGAAAGTGAAATGAATAATTTAGTATTTAACAGTAATTCATCATTAAAAAATGATTACGAATTCTTAGCAAATAACATAATGGCATATAAAACTTTAGAATTAAAAATTGGAACACACGTTATGTGTATAGCTAACATATCTTTAGATAGTGATATTCAAATCGCTAATGGCAGTCAAGGTATTGTTATTGGTTTTAATAATAATTTACCTATTGTTAAATTTAATAATATAATTGAACCTATTTTAATAAATTATTATAATTGGAATTCAGAACTAAACAAAAATGTTGCAGTATCACAAATACCATTGATTTATGCATGGGCAATTACAATTCACAAATCACAAGGTTTATCACTAGATGCTGCAATAATGGATATTGGTACTAATATATTTGAATATGGACAAACATATGTTGCATTATCTAGAGTTAGAAATTTAAAAGGATTATATTTATCTAGTTTTGATTATACTAAAATATGTGCTAATCCAAAAGTTAAAAAATTCTATAATGATGAATAATTAAATTATAATTTATTTTAAAATTAATATTAATATAAATTATAAATGCAAATAACTTTAGTTAAAAATAGTTTCTATTTTACTTACATATTTTTAATTACTACCGGAACTATTTGTTTTATTGAAGCGCTAAGAAATACAGACCCTAAAATTCGTCATATTATGAACTTAGAAACATGTATCTCTGTAGTTGCAGGATATTTCTATGGACTTTTTGTTGCCAAAATTGATAAAGCAGAAAAAGACGAAAAATACGAAAAATACGAAGAATTACCTTTGGATGAAATTAATAATAATCGCTATACTGACTGGGGTATTAGTACACCTCTCATGTTATTAGTTCTATGTTTAGTTTTAGGAATGGAAAATAAACATGTTGTTAACTTTTGGACATTTTTGTTAATATTATTATTTAATTTCTTAATGTTAGGTTCTGGATATATTGGAGAGAGTGGAATTTTACCAAAAACATATGCTAATATCGTTGGATTTATATTCTTTACTCTTATGTTTGGAACTATATGGAATACTTATATGAAAAATAAAAAAACTATTAATTCTCAAGTAGTATTTTGGTTATTTGTAGTTTTATGGGCTTTTTATGGAGTATTTTATCAAACTAATACTTTAACTAAAATATTTGGTTATAATATATTAGATTTATTATCTAAAGCATTTGTGGGTATATTTTTTTGGTTATATTTAACTAAATCTGTTAAATTCTAAATAAATGCTAAACTTTTAACCCTTTTTAAATATAAAAAGGCTTAAAAATTTAATTATTTATTTCATTGTTAATAGAACACCTAATCCTACTAATCCAACTAATACTGGTAATGGTTCAAATTTAGGCAAAATATTAGTAGCACTATTTATATTATTTGCTAAATTTATACCTGGTATACCATTTTCTAAACTTGATTGCTCTCGTTTACTTGAACCTAACAGAGACAGTGTATCTTTAACATCAGCTGAATCAGGAGCAAAAGGCTTCTTCTGTCTAGACAGTGAAGAAGGCTGACTCTTAGCAGCCGACGCGGGATTAGAGCGCGACGAAATTTTGCTATCATCAAACTCCACGCGCTTACTAGGTGCAGGTCCATTCTTCTCCCGAGAAGTAGAATCATTACGTCTACCAGAATACTTACCTGTCACGGGCACCGATTTTTTGCCATTCTTAGGTGATACTGAATCTCTAAATGGAGCAGTCTGCCTAGTTCCTGGTAAGGGACGGGATGTGAATAAACTATCAATAGGTGAAGATGGTATTGGGGTAGGGGTTCGGGTTCTGTTAGGGGTTTGGGCTCTGGTTGGGGTAGGCGTTCGGATTGAGGGCTCAGGTAGATTGGGACTGGGGGCTGAGGTAGGTTGAGGTTGCCGTTGCCGAACTTTGGGTTTCCGTTGCGGTTCCGTATGCTCTTGCGGTTTTGTTTGTTTTCGGGCTTGTCGTTGTGGTTGCGGTTTAGGTTGTTGTGGTTGCGGTTTAGGTTGTTGTGGTTGCGG